CAGGTACCGTAGATGCGTTTGGTACATCAATAAAAAAGTATATGTCATATTTTAGTAATTTTCATTTACCTTCACTTATAGGTTAATATGTTAATTTTAGTTGTAGTATTATCACTTGCGGTACTTGGATTATCATATGGTTGTTGGAATCTTCTACGTAAGAATGAAGAACTAGAGGATGCTATAAATCTATTTTACGCACGAACAAATGCTACCATTAGGTACATGCGGTTTTTGGATGAACGGCAGATGTTTGAAAGTGATGATGAGGTAGGAGAAGTATTCAAAATATTAAAGGAAACTATAGAAAAACTCTATAGTTACGTTACGGAGATAAGAGATGGCAACAGAACCACCGCAGAAGAAGAGGCAAACCAATAAGGTTTATTTTTCGCAAGAAACCGAAGTCGCAATTATCAAATATAATAAATCAGTGGACTCAGAAGAACGAGAACAAATATTTAGAGAAAAAATACACGCCCCACTAGACAAATTAGCCGAGAATGTTATCAATCGGTTCAAATTTCCATATATGGAGGGTACCTTTGATGAAGTCAAATCACAGGTAGTCTCCTTTCTGGTTATCAATTTACATAAATTTACCGAAGATAAAGGTAAGGCGTTCTCGTATTTTAGTGTCATTGCGAAGAATTATTTGATTCTACATAACAACAACTCATACAAAGAAGAAAAACGGGTACTGTACTTTTCAGATCAGACAGAAGATTCGTTTACTTTAGAGGAAATGTTGATTGTAGAACCAGACATTAAGGAGTCTACCGTAGACATGAAAGAATTTTTGAAGTTATTGGTAGAATATTGGGAATTTAACCTTGAACGATTCTTTAAAAAGAAACGGGACAGAGACATTGCAGCAGCAATAGTTAAATTGATTGAACGAATTGACAATATTGATAATTTTAACAAAAAAGCCCTTTACCTTATGGTACGGGAAATGACTAACTACAAGACGGCTCATATTACAAAGGTCATCAACAAAATGCGACCCCAGATTTTAAAGATGCTTGGGGAATTCAGACGTAACGGACATTTATCAGACCCATCCTATTATTTCTCGTATAAAAAGTAAATCCTATCTATTTATAATATAGGATTTTAGGGGGGTTTTATGGATATCAATTCCGAACTATACGATGGGAAGAGTCTAGCAGACATCTTTACAGAAATACACAAAAATACTGACAGTAAGCGGGCACAAATCAACTCGTTTATTATGAAAATGGTCCAACTCATCCGTACCCCAGAAGACGCGGCTGTGATTGGACCTATTGTGCAGGGATTCTTAGAAGTCAACGTCAAAAATGACGAACATCTAGTCCGTGTCGCACAAATTGCACAACGCATAGTATCAGTGGGTGTCAAATCTAATGCATCTCTAGATGGATTACTATCGGAATCAGAAAAAGAAGCACTCTTAAAGGATATAACCACAGAAATCCAAGACCTTCAAGAAGATGTAAAGGACTTGGATGATGTTTTTGCGGAGAAGTAGGTGTCATCTTTTGGACCGACTGCATACAATATAGATATTAACCAGCTGGGAGCTTCGCAGTTTCCACGATTTTCTATCACTCAACCCACCCCATACCAAGACGGGTTGGTTGAGGATATTATTTTGAATGAGGTACATCCGCAATACGCTAAAGATGGAAGTAATGTAGGTATGATACAAGTACGATTTATTCCAGGCGACCGTGGGGTTCTAAAAGATAAATTAAACTGGGCTGCACCAATAGACTCCAGCATACGAGAATATCCGTTAAAAAATGAACTAGTACTGGTATTTTATTCATTGGGTAGACTGTTTTATACTCGTAGAATTAACTCCACAAACAAAACTACGGAAAGTTCTTGGCCAGGATTAAGTCAACGATTTTCACCACAAGTCAGAGCAAGTAATAAGAGTGATGCAGCGCAACTTGCAGCTCAAGGAGGGACTCCATATAGACCGTGGGGAATGAAACAACAATTCAGTTTGGGTGACGAGTTTAGTGAAAACCCCTCCGTTCGTATGGTTCGTCCAAATGAAGGAGATTTGATAATAAACGGAAGATTTGGAAACACCATACGATTCGGATCTAGTCTATTTAGTAAACCAACCACGGCTACTCCACAAGCAAATCTAATATTTTCGGTTGGGCAAAGTCCGAATAAGATCACATCAATTGATATTAACAATGATGGTAAACAAGAAACAGTAGCAAGCGGTCCATACGGATTAACTTACGAAGATATTAACAAGGATAAAAGTAGTATTTGGATGGTAGTGGATGAAAAAATAGTATTAAATCCGGCTACAAAATCGAGTGTATCTCATTTACGGTCAGCAGAATCATCCGATGTTACGAAATATACAGGAGCACAGATTTTTCTGAATTCGGATAGAGTTATTTTAAACAGTAAAGTAAATGAAATATCTCTATTTGCAAAGAAAGAAATCAATCTAAGTGCAGTAGAATCAATTACCATAGATTCTGGTAAATCAGTGTTTATTACCGCAGAACGGGATATCGAAATCGCAACCCCCAGAGATTTGATATTATCAGGTAGTTCTATTAGTATAAATGTAGCAAAAGATATTTCCCAGGGAACCTCAGGAAACTACATAATATCGGGTAAAAATATATTTATAGGGGCGTCACCAAACGATACAACACAACCAATGGTTTTAGGTGGTGAGTTGGCTAACTGGTTACAAAAGTTGATGGACGCCTTTATAGTAGAAATACCTAAATCGATTGCTACACTAAATCCAGGTCCATTTGTTGCAGCTATAACTCAGTTACGGATACAATTAGGATTACCAAGCGTTCCACAATCGGCTGTATTTAACAGTACTAGTAACTTTACTTCTAAGACGAACTGATTATGGCAATACCTAGTAATTTATTACCTATAAATAATCCAATTAGAACAGAGGTAGAAGAACTTCCAACTATATCATTACCAACCCCAAGTTTAGGTGGAGTACCAAGTAACTTATTACCGGTTAATACAAGTGATATTTCTGGTTCTTTACAATCGTTAACTGGCAATATACCAACGATTACAACTCCAGAAATACCACAATTTTCCATATTAAACACAGTTATACCAGATAGACTTTTTACAACTGGAAGTATTGACCAAGTTAGAGCACGAACATTAAATGCAGCAAGAACATACACGGATGGGCTACCAGCATTACCAACAATTCCGACAGTACCAACACTAATAGTTCCTAAACCAAGAATACCATCTTACGGACAGATTAAAAATTACATTAAAACCAAAATAGATAGAATTAAACAACGAAGACAACAAGCATCAGTAAAAGCATTAGATGCAGAAATTAAGAAACAAGAAAATCCGTTCAAGTATCGACAATCGTTAAAAAATCAAGCAACAAAAAATACGGTTCTTGGACGATTCAATAACCAGTAGAGGGTAATAATATGGACAAAGCATTGTTTAGAGCATATGTCAAAGAATTGGTCAAAGAACAAATTGAAGAATCGGTTGAAAAAGTAGTCAAGAAGATTCTTCCAGAAATTCTTGGCGAAGCTGTTGCAGAAATCAAGGGTAGTCAACCAAGTAAGGTAAACGAAACAGCTACAGCTAAGCCAAAACTGTCCCGTAGTCAACTCGCAGCAATAATGGGATTGGAACGTCACGGGGATACCATTACAGCAACATCCAAAAATGTTGGACCAGTAATGCAAGCTCCACAAGGTGTAGCTGAAGATAATCCCACGTTACAAGCCATCAATCGTGACTATTCCGCTTTAATGAAAGCAATGAAGTTGACCTGATTGGAGATATAAATGGCTCAGAAGTTTATCGGTGTCACATTACCACTCCGCTTGGGACAAACAGGAATGTTTGACCAATCTACCACGGTAATTCAACAAGTTCGTTCTAATTTTAAGAATTTAATTCTTACTAAGAAAAAAGAACGCGTTGGACAACCCGAGTTGGGATGCGATTTATGGAAAATTTTATTTGAGCCATTGACTGAAGAAACACTAGAAAATGCTAGATTAGCAGTAGCGGAAGCGGTAGACCGATGGTTACCATTTATAGAATTGACAGATTTTCAAATTACTAAAACAGATGATGAAAATATTATCAGTATAAGATGTTTATACAGATTCAGAAATAACCCAAATGTAACAGACCAAATAACGGTAGCAGCACAACAGTTTGGTGCACCAACGGTTGGGTTTACAGAAGTTCCAGAGGACGCGGAACCTACACAAGCAGAAATTGATGCGCTTCGAGAAGCTCGTCGTATTAGAAGACTTAATTAATTTGGAGTTTTAAATGGCAACGAACCAATCAGTAATCATACAACCAAGACCAAATGTCAAGCAAATTAATTATGTCTCAAAGACTTTCACGGACTTTAGACAAAACTTAATAGAATTTGCGAAAGCATATTATCCAGACACATACTCTGATTTTAACGAAACATCACCTGGTATGATGTTTATTGAAATGGCATCATATATTGGTGATGTCCTTTCATTTTATATTGATAATCAATTCAAAGAAAACTTGTTGGCATATGCAGAACAACAAGAAAATGTTATTTCTATTGCGCAATTTCTTGGATATAAACCAAAATTAGTTTCACCGTCTACAACCGTAGCAACACTATACCAATTAGCACCAGCAATTCTTGAAAATGGTGTGTATATCCCAAACCCAAAATATTTGGTTAAAGTAGCTAGAGGAAGTACATTCGTTACAAGTGGACAAACATCAGTTCAATTTAGATTGAGTGAAGATGTAAATTTTTCAGACATCACAACCGAAAATTATATAATTAATACATTTACTGGTGGTGGTAATCCTGATACATTTATTGTTAGTAAACCTGCATTATTGGTAGCGGCTGAGGAAAGGACTACCACATTCTCTTTTGGAAGTGCGCAAAAATTTACCTCTGTGTTAATGCCAGAAGAATCAATTATTGGCATTGAAAGTATTGTTGATTCAAACGGAAACACTTGGTACGAAGTAGACTATTTAGCACAAGATGTTATTATGGACGATTTGGATGTTACAGATAATGGTGAGACAGGAATTTTACCATCATCTAGATTACGACTTCGTAAGGTTCCACACAGATTTGTAACTAGATTGAATAGAGATTCACGAATGGAGCTAGTATTTGGTTCTGGTACTGACAACGAAGCGGAAGTAAATACTACATTAGACTCTAGACAAGTGGCAAATTCTCAATACGGTAACACCATAGAAAATACATTAGGTAATGTGGCTATCAATAATGTAAACTTTCTCAATAGTAATGCATATGGCATAGCACCAGCAAACATAACACTAACAGTAACTTATTTGGTCGGTGGCGGAGTAAACACTAATACGCCATCTAACACCATTAACAGAGCATCACAAGTAACGACATTCAATGATACTACTGACTTCACCAGTGCAGAACTTGACCAATTTAATGCAGCTGTACAAAGTATCGTTATAAATAATGAATTACCTGCAACGGGTGGTGGCGAAGGTGAATCTATAGATGAAATTCGTGAAAACGCACTATCATTCTTCAATGCACAAAATCGTGTAGTTACTGTAGAGGATTACGCAGTTCGGTCATACGCTCTTCCTGCACGATTTGGTCGTATCGCAAAAACTTTTGCGGTCAGAGATGAACAAATTAATAGAATACTAGCAACACAAAACGACAGAGTATATGTGGATAACCCCGTTCGTCCAAATACTATCAATTTATATACATTGGGTTATGATTCTAACGGCAATCTAGATGAACTAAATACATTAGTTAAAGAAAATTTAGCACGATATCTTGAACAATTTAGAATGTTAACTGATGATGTTAATATTTTAGATGCGTTTATTA